CTCTTCGTCCCAGTTACGGTAGATCGCGAGCACCTTGCTCGATGGCTTGTCGATCGTGATGATGTACGGCGCGTTGCCGTCACCCTCGACGTCGGCGATGACGTGGCACTCGAACACGGTGCGCAGACCGTCTTCGTTGTAGCTGGTGTCTGACCGGCCCTCGATCTTGTCGTTGGCCACGTCGGCTGCCGAGCGCTCAGGCTCAAGACCGGCGGGCGTCAGGTCGACGTCGCGGTACATGCCGCTCTCGACGCGCTGCTCATAGTCGAGCTGCGTCAGGTACTGGACGTGCGTCTTGCGCTGCGCGGTGTAGAAGTTGGTCGCCGCGAATGGCAGGTACATGTCGTCGATCATGACGGCAAGGAAGCCGGGGCGGTTGCGCGCCTCGTCCCACGACATCTTGAGGTACTGCGCGCCGCCGAGTGGCACCTGCGTCAGTAGCTGCTCAAGCTCGGAGCGGAACTCTTGGCTCTGCACGGTGAGCTGCCAGTTCATCAGCGACGTCTTGCGCTTCGCCTTCTGGATCTTCTTGATCGTGACTTCGCCCTCGATCAGATCTTTCGCTGGGCCCTGCGGCGGCAGCAGCTCCTTGATGGCGCGCGACGCGAAGTCGATGCACGCCTCGGTCATCATCGGGTGGACGACCTTCGATGCGCCGTTGAACTGCGCGCCGCCGGGCGCGTCGTCACCGAGACCGGTGCGGCGGATGCCCTCCTCGTACTGCTCGTCGCGCTTCTTGCGCGCCTCCTTGTCGCGGCTGATCAGTTCGAGGAACTTCGACGCCAGTGACTTTAGGTCCGGTTCGGGCATAGTCTCGGCGAGGTTGTCGTAGAAGCTGCTCTCGCCTGCGGCTGGTCCGTTCTCGTCGAGCGTGACGATCGCGCCACCGTCCTCGGTGTCCTCAACGTCGGTCACGTCCTCGCCGTCGAACTCAACGACTTCGCCCTCGATGATGTCTTCGTCTTCGATCATTGCCTAATCCTTATTGCCCATACGGGTTCTGTATCACCTTCGGCGGTGGTTTGTCCATTTCTTGCTTCTTGTCGACCAGCGAGCCGAGCATGCCCTTGTCCATCATGAGCCGCATCGCCTGCGTCGTGCTGTCCACGAAGTCGTCGTGCTTGATGCTGCCCTTGCCGCTGAACGAGCAGAGCTGCGCCACCAGCGGGTCGGCCCAGACGCGCGGCTTGCCGGGGAACTTGTCGCTCTCAGGCAGGAACACCCTGCGCCGTGCGAACACGGGGCTGACCACATGCAGGCGCGCCAGCTTGTCTGCCCGTCCGGGGTTGTAGGCGTGCGCCAGTATCCCCTCGCGTTCGAGCATCTGTCTCAAGCTGATGCCGCTCCCCTTGTCCTCGATCAGCAGGATGTCTGGCTTGCGCCCAGAGGTCAGCGGCTTCGCGCTACCGTACATGGGCTTGATCAACGCGACGTCCTGATCGTCGCCATACGCCGTGTTCATTTCCTTCTTCACGCGCTTGATCAGGTCGGGCATGCCGAGCTGCTCCTGCCAGCAGTCGAGCAGCAGGGCGTAGCCCTTGCCGTCGTGCTGGAACACGCCCCAGACGCTGCACGCCGTGTAGTCGGCGTCGCCGCTCTTCTTGTCGCGGGTCGCCTCGGTGTACGCGGTGTCGAGTGACATTATGATCCAGTCGAACGCGGGCAGCGGCTTCTTCGCGGGCCAGAGCTTGAGCCAGCTCTTCTTGATGATAGCGTTCTCGCTTGGGTCCAGCAGCTCCCCGTGGATCTCCTGACGCCCGATGGTTGTCCCCTCGTATGCCTCCAAGCTCTCGAAGAACCGATCGGGCAGGTTGTCGCGGTTGTCGAACGTCGAGCCGGTGATGATGGTGCGGCCCTGCTTCGGGATGATCAGCTTGCGCACCAGCTCGACGGGTCGCGGCGTCGTCGTCCACAGCACCTGCGGCTTCGCGCCGAGGCGCAGGCCCATCATGGCCATGTCCCACGTCTCTTCGGCGTTCTGCCATGCGGCCAGCTCGTCGCACCATATAAACTGGTGCTGCGGTCCGCGCAGACGTGCGGGCTTCTCGCTCGTGAAGCCACGGATTTTCGTGCCGTTCTTCATCTCAAGGAGAAGATCCGTGCTGTTGTACTTCTTGATCAACCCTTGGGGTATGACGTTAAGCAGGCCGCTCTCGCCTTGAAAGCAGACCTTGTCGACGTCGGCGTAGGTCGGCGCAATCACGGCGCAGTAGGTGTTGCGGTGCAGGGCGGCTTTGGCCCCCAGCCATTCAGCCCCGATGCGGGTCTTGCCGTAACCGCGACCCGCCATGTAGCCGTACTCGCTGAAGTCGGCGGCGGGGATCTGTTCGGGTCGCGCCATCTTCGCCCAGCGCACCTGCCAGTCGACAAAGACGCGCGTCTTTGGCGGCATGGCTTCCGCGTCGGCGGTCTTGAGGTGGACTGCCTCAGCCATGGTTGCGGTACAGCGTCAGCGTTTCGCGCAGCTCGGCATTGGCTGCGCGGATCTTGTCATAGCGCTCGTTGGCCAGATGCAGCGCGTGATTGAGCGCGTACTGCTCGGTCGCGTGGTGCTCGGCTGCCGCCTCAAGTTCGCGGATGCGACGCCACGGGTTAACGAACAGGCGCGGGATCATTTACTGTTACGCTTCGCGGCCAGTATGGTCTCAGTGAAGAAGGCCGCCAAGGCGTCTGCTTCAGGCGCGTCTTCATCGTCGATGGTCTTGTCTTTCGTGTTGCCGTCGCCGTATTTGTTCGGGCTCCACTTGGCCAGCAGCTTGAGGCGGAACTCTGCGCGGTTCTTTGCCCACGCGACGGCGGCGCTGTCGATGCGCGTCGTGGACGTCTTGCCGTCACCGTCGGTCTGCACGATGCGCTCCGGCTCGGCGTCGATGATGTCGAGTGCGTCGTCGGCGATGACGTCCGCGCCAACCTCTCTAGCTTCCGCGTATGCGATGCGAAGACCTTCGTCCTCGCGGACCCACTGGCTCCACGCAGTCGGATGAAACTTCAAGTCGCGTGAAATCGACGACAACGTCTCGCCGAGGGCGATGCGCGACAGCACCTCTGCGATCAGCTTATCTGTCTTCTTTGCCGGGTAAGGCATATGTCTGCATGCTCCGTTCGGTTACACAGTGCTACCAGTTATCACCCACAGATAACCGCATTCTCACCCACATGCAAGGGGTAGCTCGACCGAGCTATTCCAAATCACCCAGCCGAGCCTCCGCCATCAACACCAAACAACACACCATTGTCAATGCAACACGACGTTGCGACGCACCACGCAGCACGACGCATCATGCACCGAGTGCAGCTTTCGGAACTGGTCAACACACCACAGCAAAAAGCGCAGCGCAACGCAGCATCTGCTCGGTGCAGCATTTGCAGCAGGTGGGGTACCCCTAAAGGGGTAACCCCCTTCACGCTGCATAAATGCTGCATTTCTCCGAGCTGCACCATTTGCAACATGAGGCTTAATGCTGCAAATGATGCATGTTGCAGGGGTATGAAAATAAATTAAAGAAAGTGCATTTTGTGTGTTGCAATGCCTGATTGCATCTGCCATATACTGCCTATCAGTAACACGGAGTTTCTACCATGCCACGCACCGCCGACCACTACACCGCCCTCGCTCTCGACGCTTTCAATGCAGGCTTCGCCAGCAAGAGCGCACAAAAGACAGCCATCGAAAACGTAACGCGCGCTTACGACCTTAACGCACAAGCCATCCGCGACGCGCTGTTGGCCGACCGCACGATCGGCGGCAACCGCGACGGTTGGGCCGCGCTTTACTACAACGTCCCTGCCTTGCACAACTGGAAGGCCAAGCACGACGCAACCTACGCCTTCGCTGGCGACCTGATCCAGTCGATCAACGATCTGGTCGAGCTGCGCGCCACCATCAAGAACGCAGCCGTCGCGCCGGTCCCTGTCCGCGAAGTCAGCAAGTACGAAGTCGCAGCGATCAAGACCATCCAAGACATCATCACCCTGCGCAAGACGCAGTATGCTCGTGCCATCGACCTCGGCACGATCTTCAACGGTCTGCCAGTGCAGGCGCACACGCATCAGGTCATCAACCAGTACGGCACGACCTTCCTGCGCACCTTCTACTACCTCTTCGGCGACTTGACGCCGCTCAATATCATCATCGCGGCAGCCGAGGAGCTGGCCCGCCGCGAGAAAGCAGCCTAACCCAACGGGGGAGCTTCGGCTCCCCACCCTATCAGCAACAGGAGCACATCATGAAAATCGAACTGGAACACAAAGACACCGAAACCCACAAGTGGCACCCAGTTGCCACCTTCCGCTTCGCCCACATGGCCGTCGAAGCGGGCCGCGCCTTCAGCAAGTGGGACCAACACGAGGGCGACGAGATCACGATCATCCGCAACGGACAGGTGGAAGCATGATACGACCAACCCTCAACATCAGCGGCAGCAGCGCCGCCGACCTCATCGACCCACGCCGCGAGGCGATGGACCACCTGATGGACGCCATCGAGGCGCTCAAGCTGATCACGCCTAATGGCCGCGACTACATCTGCGACCGCGAGCGGTTCATCGCCGATCGCAACACCCACTTCGACCGACTGGCTGCGCTGCACACGCTGCGCAACGAGCTGCTCGACGAGGCCCTACACATCCAGCAACAAGAGAAGGTGGCAGCATGACCCTCCTGCACATCGCATCGAGCATCTTCTTCGCAA